CTAAATATCTCACTTTTTCCATGTCTAGGTTTACTATAAGTCTTGCCGTCATATTTCCATTTAACTATTTTACCGTCTGATAAAATTTCATCTGCGTGTAAAGCACAAGCCTCTGCACCATTACCTGTATCAAATTTTGCTCTTACTTTACCTATATCATTTATGTCAACTGTTTCTAACCAACCAGACTCAATGAGAGATTGCCTATCCCAATGAGCTCTATTAGAAACCCAATCAATCATGTTTGACATCATTTGTTCACCATCTATTCTACCAGATGGTTCTGAATCAGAATAATAATCTTTGTGTTGATAACCTTCGTAATCAGCGCCAGAACCTGGACTACCATTTATTTCTAACAAATATGGTTTACCTTTATGTATGATATGGTCAACACCTACCATATAAGCTCTAGATGCTCTAGCTGCTTTTAAAACTATTTCTTTTTCTTCTTTACTTAAAATATAAGGTTTTGCCTCTGCGCCTCTATGTGTGTTTGATCTAAAATCAAAACTACTATGTATTCTTTTTGTACTAGCAAATATTTTATTATCTACGCAAAAAGTTCTTACATCAAAATCTGCTGGCATGTATTCTTGTATTATTAGTTCTGCGTTTAATTTCCACATCGCTTGAACAGTTGCAACTAATCCTTCATAACTTTCTATTTTAATAACTCCAATACCTTGTGTTCCTGTAAGTGTTTTTAATATAACAGGAAACTTTCCACCAATCATATCTAAACCACTTTTAATATTATTTTCATTTGATATAAATGCTGTTCTAGGAGTTGGTAAACCAGACTTCTCAAATAATAATGCTGATGTTAATTTATTATCGCAAGTTAACATCGCAGCTCTAGTATTCAACATAAACGCCTGTGAGTTTTGAAAAGAAGATACTAAAGATAAACCAGCTTCATCTTCTAATGCTCCACCTCTAACTATGCAAACTGTATCTCTACCAACAAAGGTATGTTCTGCGCCTTTGCCATCATAGTTTGATACTGTAATTGTGGTTTTATCTTCGTCTTTAGAAGTTATGATAGATGATTTAGTATTTACTAATATACACTTAATGCCTTTTTTCTTACAAGCTTTTTGTACTAAATCAGCAGTAGTATTTTCTTTTGGGTCTTTTGAATCTGCAACAGTCACAATTGCAACTGTTATAGGTTTTTCTTTACGACTAGTATCTGTTTCTGTTATAAACTCTTTAAATTTTGGTACCAACATTTACTCATTCTCAGTTTTTACTTCTTCCTTATTTTCTTCAACTTTTTTTCCAATATTATATTTCGCTGAGAGTATCCACTCTTTTTTTTCTTTAAAAGGTAATACTTTAATTTGTGACAGTGGCGCTTTGTTTTCAGCTTGTGATGCGTTTACAATGTCTATCAAATTCCAATCTTGTAAAAGTATTGATATTGTGTTTCTTCTTTGAATATCGTTTTCAGTTAGTGTGGCTTTCTTACCATCTAAAGCAAATAGTTCTTTAAAATGTGTTATGTAATATTTACCTTGTTTATGTAATATGTGACAAGATTGATATAATGTCTTGTCTTTTCTACTGGCGACACCAATTCGTGTCAAAGTTTCTCTAATTTTAAGAAAGTCGTCTGGTTGTTTTATTGTGACCTCTAACATACTTTCTGGCGACCAGTTTACAATTTCTTCGCTCATTTAGTTCTCCCACCTTTTTTCAAGGCATTCTTTATGTGTTCAATTTGATCTTCTCGTAGTATGTTGAGAGCCGTTTTAGCTTTCTCATTACTATAACCATAATACTCTTTTACATACTCTAAATTCTTCAACTTGGCTTGTGATAACCACTTGCCACCAAATCGCTTCTTTTTTCTAATACTATTTATGTAAAAATTAAATTGTATATCTTTATCTAAAAAGTGATAACCATTCATCTCATTTGCCTGAGCGATACAATCATAATGCATAGAAAGACACTTGTTTATGACAAATGGTGGGTATTTTTTCGCCCATGTCAAATCATCTGTGTCTAATAACTTGTCTTTTGTAAAATTAATTGCGTTTAGATAATCTCTTAATTCATACATTATATAAATTCCTCTAAAGTACCATTTTCTTTTTTCTTTTCATTTTCCCTTATCGCTTTAGTTAATACAGCAACATATTCGTTTTGTGCTTTTATCATTTCTCTATCAATGGTTTTTTTACCCTTACCTGTTTTTTTCGCCCAATGAGATAATGTTTTTAAATGTTTCACAGTTTTTTGAGGATAAAAGTCATAAGTTCTAATATAACCTATCATTCTTCCTAGTAATATAGGGCTATCTAATAACATTCCTAAAGACTTATTACATAGATTACATAACAAACCTCTCACTAGACCTGTGACATGACTATGATCTACATGCAATCTTTTTTCTTCTGTTTCGGGTTCAAAGCAGATGGCACACTTATATTTCTGCTTTTTCTTTAAAGCTAGGTATTGTTTTTCTGTGAGATTATATAGTTTTTTTAAATCGTATTCTCGTTGGTATATCAACTTTCTTTTCTTATTGCGTTGGTACCAATCTCGCATTTGTTGCTTTTGATGTTCACTTGATCTTTTCATAATATAATAAAGACTTCAAACTACTTTTTCATATGTTTATTATGACCTTTATGACTACCCATATAATAATCGCCTGGTTCGTAATCCCAAACTTTACCATGATGACCTCGTATATCTGCCCAAAACATTCTACATCTTACTATCAATCTTCTAAATAATGTTCTCTTTGCCATTTTACTCTACTTAAATTTACAACTTGCCATGATTTCAGTTAGACAAGCAATCATATTTATCTCTTGGTCAGCCACAAACGCTGATTTATATTGGTATCCAGCCAAAATAAGTATCGCTTGAGGTATTGACTTAGCATCTAAATTAGAATATGATAACTCGTAAATAGTTCTAAACAAATGAGTAGGTTCTTTATCTAAATTTTGAACAACCCACTTTCTCATTTCACTAAATCTTTTATCTTTTAATATTTTGACTAGCTCTTTTGTGTTTACTTCAGATAAACTAAACAATATACCACTATCAATCTTACCCCTTACACTATATCTTTGTAATTCGTTTATAGTTCTACGAAAGTCAGGATAAAACTTTTGTATTAGTTCAGCTAATACTTTCTTATCAAAGTCTATATTTTCACCCTTTAAAACGCCTTCCATGCGCCTCATAAACGCCATAGCAGTCTTTTTAACTTGACCATTAGTGATCTTAAAGTCAACTACTGTACAACGACTATGTAGGGCTGGTATAATCTTATTTTTATAATTACAAGTAAATATAAATCTACAATTCTTATAAAATGTTTCAATGAAATTACGAAGAGCAGGTTGAACACTATCAGCATTCATATAATCAGCTTCGTCTATTATGACAACTTTGTGATTAGCGTCTTCTGTTAGAGAAACAGTAGAGGCAAAGTTTTTGATTTTACTTCTTACAGTATCAATCTGTCTACCCTCATCACTACCATTTATGATAATATAATCACTACCTAGTTCTTCACATAAAGCTCTAGCGACAGTAGTCTTACCTGTACCAGCAGAACCTGATAGTAATAGATTTGGTATCTCTTTTTGTTTTAGAAATTGTGTAAATGTTTTCTTTAGTTCTTCAGTAAGAATACAATCATCAATTTTCTTTGGACGGTATTTTTCAACCCATAAAAAATCGGACATTTAAAACCCCCTTAAAATTCAGAGTCAGGTTCTAATGCTATCCAATATTGTACGGCTTTGTTTCTATTTACAAAATGAGAAATCTTTGCTTTTGATATTGCAACATCATAATCGTCAACGATTTGTTTAAAGTTCTCCGTTCTAAAGTAAGCAGTAAACTCTTTATCTGTCTCACCAACATCAATAGAATATTCGTTAGATGACTTATTCTTTTTGTCAGTAGCGACCATTTTAATTTTAGAGTTTTTACCTACAACAGATATATCTGGTAGATTTAAAGTAGTTGCACCTTTCATCAGTTTAGTAAAGTTATCTTTTTTCAAAGTAAATGTCACATGCTTGTCTGGCATATTGATACCTTTACTTGGCGATACTATTACTGATTTATCAGCAAAGAAATATTTAATTGCTTGATTTTTATTACTCTCTGCGATATTTACATAACCATTACCATTAAATTTTAGTTCTGGTTTATCAAATAACTCAACCGATCTTAAAAATTCTGGTAAGTCATATATCGCAAATTCACTATCAAACTTTTCAGATACTTCAGCCTCAGCCAAAATATTTTTCATAGTAGAGATAGTTTGTACTTTACTTCCTGGTTTAATCAACAAATTTTGATTAATGTCAGAAAAGTTTTTTAACACATTTAAAGTGTCACTTGAAAGATTCATTATCACTCCTTTTCATAATTTAATATAATATAGTTTATCACAGTATAGTCTTATTGTCAATGTTATAACAAATCATCACCATTTTTCATTTTAAGATAATTCATTACAGTTTCAGGCGAAGACTCACCATATGGGTCATCTGCGCAATCATGCTCTTTACCTGGTTCTTCAAACATCTTTACAACTACACCATTATCAACGATAGCGGCATACCTCCAAGACCTTTCACCAAATCCTTTATCATCTTTTTTAACTAACATACCCATGCCTTCAGTAAATAAACCAGAACCATCTGGTAATACTTTTACTTTTTGAATACCCTCATGGCACGCCCAAGCATTCATAACAAAAGAATCATTTACTGATACACAATAAATTTCATCTATGCCATATGCTTTAAAACTATCATAAAGTTTTTCATAACCTGGTAATTGTTGTGATGTACAAGTAGGTGTGAATGCACCTGGTAAACTGAATATTAATACTTTTTTATTTGCGAAGATTTCATCAGTGGTTTTCTTTGTCCACTTACCTTCCTCAAAAGAACAACCACCTTCTTCAACAAGGTCGCCTTCTCTAATCTTAAATGTCACTTTTGGTAATTCCATAATATAACTCCTATAAATTTATATACCCATTATATACAAAAAGCGCTCGGAAGTCAAGTCCGAGCGCTCTCTATTTTAACTATTATTTAATGTCAATAGTTTTTAGTTTTTTAGCCTCTGGTACTATTTTTTCCATAGACACTCTTAACATTCCGTCTTTTAACTCTGCGCCTTTGATTTCAACATCATCTGCGATAGTAAAAGATTTTTTAAAGTATCTTTTAGAAATACCTTTATGTAGTACCTCACCGTCTTTATCTTTTGACTTCTCATCAGTCTTTGATTCGATAGTCAACATACCATTTTCACTAGTCACAGATATGTCTTTTTTATTGAAACCAGCTAGTGCGACTTCAATATCAAACTTATTTGTACCAGTCTTAACGATATTGTATGGTGGATAATTAGACCCTATAAATGTTGGACCGTCAAACATTGATTCGAAGTGATCAAATACATCATCAAATCCTACTGATAGTGGTCTTAATTGATTAAAAATAGAAAGTGCTTTATTAGTCATTATAACCTCCTTTAG